GAACCTCCACGTCATAAAGACACTGGAACCTAAACCCAGCGCGTCTACCAATTCCGCCACAACGACAAGGCGTTTCAGGTTGGATTTGAACCAACGACCGACCGCTTAGAAGGCGGTTGCTCTATCCGCTGAGCTACTGAAACAATGGAAGGGTCAACGACCCTGATGAAACTGATTTAAACCTGTACCTGACATCCAATTATTAGGACCAGACTGAAAATTTTCTGAACCACCACCCAACTCTGGAAGAGGGTCGAGTTGTGTAGTAGTTTTACCGTTTCCAGTAGCAATATTATACATCACCTCATGGATATTGTCCACCTCTTTTGTAGGAGGTTGGTCTTCGTTTTGAGGGATGAGAAGATTTTCTTCTTCTAGTTGTTTACGTGCTTCTTTCATCTCAATCTGCTTCTCACTGAGAGTAGCAGGTCCGAACCAAGGATCATCTTCCAAGAATTCTGGTGCTGGAATAGTCTTGTGCTTCTTCACGAGTTTTTTAAGTGCTCTGATGATCATGACTGCCAGTAGTAATGATAGAAGTTTCCGTTGTTGCTACACATGGGATCCTGTGATGCCACGCGATATCTTAGCATACTTTGTCCTTTAAAATCTGTCCTGTCTCCAATGATGCTGTATGCAGAGAGCATCTTAGTTCTGTCTTGCAACCTCTGGACTAAAGAATAATCCACGGTCGCTTTGTTTCTCCATAGACCTTCGTATTGACCAGGAGCATACACCACACCAGATACATTATTAGGGAAAGACGGTGACTTGACCCTATTTAGAACAGAGACTGCAACACAATACTCATCCATGGTATTAGGTGCTGCCTCTACCGAGACAACCTTAGCAAGGTGAGCGTAGTCAGCAGGCGTCAGCGCCATCAAGAGTTCCAAAATCAAAATAGTCTTTCCTGTAGTAACGACCGAGGATATTTGAATTATAGTAGGCAGGGTGACCGTTGTCAAGTGCCTTTGTCAGAACGTCGTGAAGAAAAAGTTGTCTTGTTTCTTCATAGTTAGTTTTTCCTGCGGTCTTGTGTGTAGAGAGGATCTCTCTGGTGAAACATTCTTTCCCATAGAGTTTAATATCCTCTTTGAGTTCTGGACATGACCCGTAGTATCGCTTCCAATCACTCTCTGAGGTGACCCTTCTCTTTCCACCTTTAGGTTTACGCTTTTGCCAGAAGTATTTCCTACCGATGTACTTTTTACCCGATCGTATATTAGTAATGAGGTAGACAAAACCGTACAGGTCGTTAATATCCTCAGATAAAAAAGGGGATCCTCCAAGTATCCACGGATTTTCATAATCAAGCACTGTCCCATATATGAACTATGGATATTTATGGTTCATCAAATAACACTTGATTGATATAATTATCCGCCCACTTCTCACCAAAATAATTGATAAGAATACGTCTAGTTTTATCATTCAACTTCTGTTTTTTACAGTAGTTTATCTGTGCATCGTACCTTTCGTCTGCTCTATTGTAATTAATAGTAGATCGCCATACAGCACTGACAAATGTGTCTAGATATTCATTGACAACATGGCAAAAATTCTGTCTATCCTCATCGTCTTCTAGTCTGGCAAACTTACAATAAGGAGAGAAAATTTCACCCCACTGTGGGAGGTCTCTGTTGTGTCTAAATCCATAGTATCTGCTGATATCTGCAATCTCCTCATAGATTGAGTGTCCGATACCATCGACTGGAGAGATGTCTGTGATAGCGGCACTACAGATATTATTATTAGCAACAATATCTGCACCAAAAATAGGCAAATCAAACTCTGGATCTGGATACCAGATGCAGTGTAAGATATCTAGTTTTCCTAGTGATGCAACTTCTAAATGAACTTTACGAAGTCCAGTACAACTGAACATTTCGTTCCTAATACTGAGATTGCCATCTTCAGTTTCTTTATATACCTGTTCAAATTCATCGTCAACATCAAGTGGTTCTATATTAGGTAGAGTTTTTTGATGTTTGCGTATAATATTTGCCAGGTCATCGATCATTAATCCCATGGGTCTGGTATTTGAACTTCATTGCTTGGAGGAACCATGCGTCTGTCAGACACTTTGGTCCGTCCATGATTATTCTCGCTTGTTTTTCGTTTACTGATGGGTCTTGGAGAGCTCTTACCTTCCAACCAGGCAAAGAATTTTTCGTCATACTTTTTTAATATACTGAGGATCGACATAACCTAAGTTCAGAGAAATTCTATAGTCTTTGGATGGCATAGAACTTGCATGTAATGTCAACCCATCAAAGACAACTGCTCTGCCTTTCTTTGGGGTAACTTTATCTACAATTTCTCTGCTGTTGTTGAAGAAGAACGTGTCACCATCCGCGTCATTGACATAATATAGCACCACCATGTGTGGAAGTTTCATGTCAACATGCATATTGTTATGTAGTGGAGCACCACTGATAGGAAGATATAAACCTATCCTCATACGATATAAAATACTAGGATCAAGACCTGCTTTATCACTCATACACAGACAATGTGATGAGATCATCGTAGCAACCTGTGTCCTAGGTTTATAATCTTGCATAGCAAGATGAGACATAGAAGGATAAGAGGGTTTGTTCATTTTTTGAACGAGTTTTTCTTCCCTCTTATCGTAGGTAGCATCTGGTAAGAATGTCCATTGAAAACTGGGATCGATGCACATATCATGTAGTTGGTCCTGCATTACTGCAGGCATCACATCATCAATTACCCTCATAGTTTGAAACCAGCAAATGTATCCTTCTTAACGTCTTGTTTGATACTACCAATAAGGTAACTTTCAACCTCAGTTTCCTGTGGTGCTACCTGCATACCCTTAGAGGACAACCAATGTGCTGTCCAAGGCAATGGATTGTTACTGATAGGAGTGTCAAAGATTGCTTTCATTCCAATGGACTTCAAACGACGGTTTGCTGTCCACTCAACGTACTTAGCAAGCAGTTTGTCATTGAGACCGATGATAGAACCATCTTTGAATAGGTAGTTTGCCCACAGTTTTTCTTCCTCAACACAGTCACGGAACATCTGGTAGACATTTTCCTCTTCTTCTTTAGCAATCTCAATCATATCAGGGTCATCACCATCACGCCATTTGTTCAGAATATTCTGAGTGATAGTCATGTGTTGACTTTCGTCTCTCGCGATAAGTCCGATGATCTTAGCACTTCCCTCCAGAAGTTTAAGTTCCCCGAATGCGAAAGAACAAGCAAACGAGACGTAAAATCTAATTCCTTCAAGGATATAGACATTAGCGACCGCTCGATATAGTTTTCTTTTGAGTTCATAGAGTTCGTTTTGTGCTAAAGGAACGCCATCAAGTTGGTGTTCCCACATGCGACCAGAACCATACTCCTGTGCCGCCTGCAAGAACTCATCATAAGCACGAGTTACTGATTGTGCTCGTGAGAGGATCTTCTCGTCGTCTAGAATATGGTCAAATACATCTGTAGGATCTGCATATACATTCTTGATAATGTGAGTATATGAGCGACTATGGATCATCTCCATGGTCTGCCAGATGTTCATAGCACCTTCAAGTTCAGGTAGTGAACAGTATGGCATAAAAGCCATCCCAGGACCACGCCCTTGTACACTGTCAAGGAGGATCTGGTACTTGAGGTTCGAGGTGAAAATATGTTTCTGTGCATCATTTAGAACTTGGTAGTCTGCGCGGTCTTTCTGAAGAGATACCTCTTCTGGACGCCAAAAATATCCTAGTTGTGATTGTGTTAACTTATCAAACACAGGATATTTAAACTTGTCATATCTTTGGACACCAAGAGGTGGTCCAAAGAACATTTTTTGTTTGGTGTTATCGACATGGGTGGTATTAAATACCGTCATTCCCTTTACTTTACTACGCATGGGTTCACCGTTTGTTCTAAATTTTGCAGCTGTCACAATCTTCCTCCTCGGTCTCTAAAATTTCTTGTAATAGGTCCTCTATTGATGCTTTCTTTTCCTCAGTTAGTTCTGGTTCTTCTCCTTTTTGATCGTATGTGTTTTGATAATAAGAAGTCTTCCATCCATACTTATAAGTCTTCAGGAAGTCACCTGCCATGACAGAAACTGGCACCTCATTGTTGTCATAGTTCTCTGGATTGTAACTCCAGTTGCCTGAAATTGCTTGATCAAAGAACTTCTGCATAGCAGCGACAACTTTGATGTAACCATCGTTGTCCTTCATGTCCCAAAGAAGAGTGTAGTTAGTTTTGAGACTACCGAACTGAGGGACAATCTGTTTGAGCGGTCCCTTTTTGCTTTTCTTAGTGGACAGAAAGGCTCTAGGTGGTTCAATTCCATTTGTTGCGTTTGACACAACGGAACTGCTCTCTGATGGCATCTGAGCGGACAGTGTTGAGTGCCTGAGACCGTGGGTGGTGATAGATACTCTAAGATTCTCCCAATCATAATTCAACTCCGTTCCACAGAACTCATCGATGTCACGTTTATAAGTGTCGATAGGGAGGAGACCGTCTGCATACTTGGTGCGAGAGAAGTATTCACACGCACCTTTTTCTTGGGCGATTGTGTTACTGGATTTGAGTAGATAGAACTGGAAAGCTTCAGACAAGTCGTGGACTGCTTTCCATGCTGCTGGATCTTCATATTTGTATCCATGTTTTGCTAGGTAATGTGCGAGACCGATATAACCAATACCAAGAGAACGACGTGCCAGTGTGCTCTTTTTAGCAGCAGCAACTGGGTATTCTTGGTAGTCAATCAATTCCTCTAGACCACGCACTGCGAGATCACAGAGTTCTTCCATATCATCTAGTTTATTGATCTTGCCTACGTTGATTGCAGACAAGATACAGAGAGCAATTTCACCACCACCATCGATGTGCTCTAGTGGTGTGGTAGGAAGTGTAATCTCTTGGCATAGATTACTCATATTCACCTTATCTTTGAACGAGGAGTGCTCGTTACAATGATCGATGTTCATGATGTAGAGACGACCTGTCTCTGCTCTCTCTTTCAGGAGGTCGAGAAGAAGTTCTTGACCGCCAATAGATCGCTTCGGAATTGATCCGTCAAGTTCATACTGGCGATAGAGATCATCAAACTCAGGAGTGCCAAAAGCGTCATACAAACCAGGAACGTCGTGTGGACTGAAGAGGGTGATGTCTTCGTTGTTGATGAAACGTTCATAGAATAGTTTGCTGATCTGGATTGAGTAGTCGAGTTTTCTAACACGGTTGTCCTCTGTACCTTTGTTGTTCTTGAGGACTAGAATGTCTTCGATTTCTTGGTGCCAGATTGGAAAGTGGACAGTCGCTGACCCACCTCTGATGCCGTTTTGAGTGCAGCATCTGACAGTTGCTTCAAACTTTTTGAGGAAGGGGACCACACCT